CGCCGGCGATCTGGCCCTGCGTGTTGACGGTGGCCGTCAATACCTGTCCCGCGATGGATGCCGTGCCGATCCAGCCGGCAGTCGCCAGCGTACCGTTGATGGCGAGTTCGCCGGCGGCAGCCGCGGTCTGCGCGAGCGCGACAGCCGTTGCGGCGGCGGCGGCGAAGGGGCCCGCGGTAACTGTTACTGGGCGCATGCCGATCTCCTAAGCCGTAAGGAAAAACGGGGGCACCGAGGCCCCCGTTGTAGCCGACGCGAGGACAGCCGTCCTCACTCCATCTCGACCTTGCGGCCCTTCGGCGCCGTGCCGTGCTTGGCCGACGAGAACGGGTTCGACTCGCAGCTCGCGCGACCCCCGGACTTCCGCGGCTTGCGGCCGGCGTTCGCCGCGCCTGCCGCGCCCGCCACTGCGCCACCCGCGCGCCGCTTGGCGCGGCCGCCGCGCTTGCGGTCGTCGTAGTCGGCTTCCGCGGTCTCCTCGGCCTCGTGGACGTTCTTGGCGTCGCCGGGACCCGTACGCGACGGGTTCTTGCGCTTGAGATCCTCTTCGGCCTCGTTGACGCCACCGGTCTCCCGATGCTTGCGACCCTTGTGACCCTTCATTGTCCGTACTCCTGTCGAGTGGTAGTCACGCCGCTTACGAGGCGTTGTTGATGCCCTGCACGTAGAACACGGTGAGCGTCATGATGCCCGCGCCGTTGGCGGACGACACGACACCGATCTGCGTGTCGACGGCACCTGTGTTGTCCCAGAACGCGATCTGGCCGCTGGTCGCCGGCAACAGGGTCGAGCTGAGCTGGCCGAGCGCCGTCCACGAACCCGCCGTGGCCGGCGTGACGAGCGCGGTCGTCGACGTCTGCAGGCCGAACGTGCCCGTGCCGATCGTCGTGATCATCGCGTAGACGTCGGTAATCTGGCTCTGCGCGGGCAGCACGATCGGGTTGGCGCCGTACTGGATCGCCGTGGCCTGCGTGACGCCCGACACGGTCTGCACCATGTTGGCGTAGCCCATGTTGGCTTGGCCGAGCTGCTGCTCGCCGACGCCGGCGAGCGCACCGCTGCCGTCCGAGTGGAAGATGTTGCCGGCGATCAGCGGGCCCGTGAACGCGGCGCCCGGGAAGATCGGGCTGCCGTTGGCCTGCGCGCCGGCCGCATTGAGTACGCCACCGTTGATATCCATGTCTGCTCCTAGTGTCCGTGCCGCTCGACGTAGGCCGCGGCCTTGCGCAGCACTACTGGGTCGTCACCGAGTTTACCGAGTCCCGTGTTGCACGCAACACACAGTAATCCGCGAATCCTGCCGCTCTCGTGGTCGTGGTCGACCGCCAGAGCCTTGACCTTGCCGTTGCGCGTCTCGCATTCCGGCTTCCCGCAAATCGCGCAGAGTCCGCCCTGCGCTTCGACCATCTCCGCGTAGCGCTCAGCCGTGATGCCGAAACGGCGCTCCCGATCCTTGGCACTGAGATGTCCACGGCGCGTGGAGCGATATGTCTGCATGTAGGCCGCTCGGCCTTCCTTCGTCCGGGAATCGTGCCACCCCGGAAGCGCGAAGCTCTCTACGAGATTCGCGATACTGCAGTCATCCGCGTCGCCGTTCAAAAACCTCAGTCGCTTAGGCCATTCGCCGTGAACCCAGAACCAAGCAAGCCGATGCGCGTAGTAGTCGCCGCGATCGATCTTGACGCTCCGGTATCCTCCGTCGAAATTTCCAGCTCGATCCCCTGCCGTGACTCCTCTCCGCGTAATGCGCCACGTGAAGCGCCCTGTCAGCGGGTCGTAATCCAGCAGCTCCTTCAGTCGGTTGGTCGTCAGTGCCTTGGTTGTCATGATCGGGGCTCCTTTTAAGAGACCCAATCATACTACATCTTACGATGTAGGAAAACTGCCCCAGATGGCGCGCCAATTGTAGTACCCGAAGCTGTAACGCTCGTACCCCTTCACAAGGAGATTGTCGGTCACGAAGTCGACCTGCATGTCGGTCTCGAACTTGATGCGCTCCATGTAGGAGAGCCCGTCGATGTTCGTCAGCAGGAACCACGCGAACTGCGACGTCAGGAAGTCGTTGACCATGTAGCCCTCGGGCAGGCCGCCCGCGGTGGTCAGGATTGCGTTGACGTCGTTGTCCGCCGTGCCCGCGCGCAGCTCGGTCTTCGTCAGCCGAATGGCGACGGGCTCCAGCTGCGGGGGAACGACGAGCTTGCGGGCGCGCGCGAACACCTTCAGGCCGGCCTGATCCTTGAAGTTCACGCGGACCGCGATCATGCCGTTGAGCAGCGTGGCCTCGTTGAGGTCGACCTGCGTCGACGGCTGGTTGGCGACGACGCCGCCGTCAATGGGGTGCGACGCCGAGCACAGCGCGACGCCGTCGGCGCCGACCGCCGAGTTGTACGTCTGCGCGGTGTTCAGGATGTTCGCGCCGTAGATCTCCTTGGCCTGCTGGAAGCTCTCGATGAGGCCGAGGTTCGACGGGTGGAACTGCGTCTTGTAGAGGTTGTCGTCGATCGCCTTGCGCGTGATCGCGTAGCCCAGAGCGATTTCGAGGTGCTCCTGCGCGTACACGTAGCGCTCGCCGGCGCCGTTGTCGAACTGCGTCTGGCCGCCCTCGGTCTTGAGCTGGGCGAGACCGAGGTACCGCATTTCGGCGGTGCGCTCCAAGGCGAGCTTGGAGTCGTGCTTCGTGAAGATCTTGTCGTACTGCGACGGGATCATCTCGTACTTGCCCTCGACGCCCCGCAGGCCGGGCAGGAGGAGGTCCTTGATTGCCGAAAGGTTGACAGCCATGGTTGCCTACTCCTGTTAGATCGTCGCCGTCAGAGACTTCGTCTCGACGTTGTTGAAGGCCACGGTGCCGATGGCGTACGCGCCCTGCGTGGTGCCGTTGGCGCCCGGCGGGAAGGCGAGCAGTGCGACCAAGCGGAACGCGAGGGTCGCCGTGACCGCGCCCGAACTGGTGACGATGTACGCACCGCTCAGGCCGTTCGCCGCGTTGCCCGTGCCCGAGTTGTACGCGTAGTTCGCGCCGATGCCGGCGTTGCTGAACCCCGTGAACGTCGCGAACGCCGTGGCGTCCGACTGCACGCTGAACTGCGAGAGCGGATCGTTGACGACGTACGCCGTGACTTGGTTCGTGCTGGCGACGTCGCTGCCCGGCCAGTAGTTGCCCCAGATCGTGCGCTTCTGCGAAACGCTCGGGTACTTGCAGCCGTAGAAGATGCCGGCGAGGATCTGCGTGGTCGACTGCGTGGTCTGCGCGATCGGCGCGACGCTGCCGTCGGCCTGCCGCACGACGGGGTCGCCGTAGTACGTGGCGATCGCGTTGTAGTCCATCAGCATTTCGAGCTGCTCGTAGGTCGGCGAGCTGCCCGTGCCCTGAGCCTGACGGAACCCATACGGGGTATTGGTATTCGCCATGACGTCTCTCCGTGGCGGAGGTCGTCATCGCGCGCCGGGGCGACTTGGACCGGAAGGTGTTCTTCTGCCCCACACCGGGTGAGGCGCGCGAGGATCATGCGGGCGGCGCGCGCGAATAGTCAACACCGCGTTTTTACAGGCAAAAAAATCCCCCGACTAGCGGGGGACTAAAGAGCCGGCGGTTGGGGGATTCCGGCTCGGGGGAAAGCGTTACTTTGCCGGAATCGGCACGGTCTCGTACTGCCGCGCGACCTTGGCGAGAGAGTTTCCCTTGTTGTCGCGCGCGAACTGTCCCTGCGGGGCCGCGCTGAGCTGCTCTTCCTTGCCGCGGACCTGCGCACTCGCCTTCTTCGCTTCGATGGCGCGCGCGCGCTCCGTGATGCTCTGCGGGCGCTCCATGAGGATCATGCCCTTGCGCTCGATGGTCGCCGACGCCGTGTTGCTCGGCATCATCGACGGGTGCCGGCTCGCGGGAACCGCAGCCCACCCGGTGCGCGCCACGGCGACTTCGTACGCCGGGTCCTCCTTGTTGAGGAGGAGGCGGCGTTTCCACTCGTAGCTCCACCCCTCGGGGATCATCGCGGGGTCTATGTAGAACTCGTCTGTGCCCTCGTCGAGGTCGCCCATGTGCGCCAAGATCTCGGCGGCGCGCGCGTCGGCGGCGTCGCGCGGCGACAGTCCGCGCGGATCGCCGCGCATGTCGCCGCGCGGATCGCTGCGCACAGCTTCCACGGGCGGCGCTGCGGCTGCCGCAGCGGCGGCTTCGGCTTCCTGCTCGGCCCGCACG